CGATTTAGCTCTTTATCGATAATTTATAAACATCCGGCCAATGGTTTTGTTTCCACTATGGCGACATTTTATCCCGGGGTCAAAACCTTTTCAATCATGCCCGCGTTTATTAGAGTGTGATTCCCTTGATTTACCCGTATTCAGCGCATTATTGTCTCTTACCGACACACTCCCCCACTTCACCAATTATATGTATACGTCATGAAATACATAGAAACCGGCTATGGTAAAATTCCATACATCTCACTGATTGCGATACTTTCGATATCGCTCGTGGTAAATCTTCCGGGACTGGCCATATCTCCCATCATGGGCAAACTCGACCAGATTTTTAAAAACGTCACCGAACTTGAGATTCAACTCCTTACGGTGCTTCCCAATCTGGTGACGATTCCATTTATTCTCTGCTCGGGCAAAATCTGCACACCCAAAAACCAGATGGCGATACTCGCCACGGGGCTGGGCATATACACCCTTACCGGCGTACTCTATTTCTTCGCCACTTCGATGATACAGCTCATTCTGCTGAGCTGTCTGCTCGGAGTGGGTTGCGGACTGGTCATACCGCTCGCCGCCAGCCTGATCTCGCAGCATTTCGTAGGGAAGGCGCGTACAAAGCAACTCGGCATGAAATCGAGCCTTTCCAACTTCTCCGTGATTTTCGCTACGCTCTTCGTCGGCTGGATGGCCTCCATCAACTGGCACCTGGCCTTTGTCGTCTACATGATTCCCATCATACCGATGCTGCTCATCCCGTTTATGACCGACACTTATATCGACTCCCACAAAGCGGTGCGCCCCGGACCTCCCTACGAGCCTAAAGCGGAACCGGCGCGTCCCTCCGACGCCGATATCAAGAAGACCATAGCAACCCACAAACCAGCAAGCCCTAACTTCCACTTCCAGGGGCGCCGGGCTCTTGTGCTGCTCTTCGGAGTGATGGCACTATATTTCATCATGACCTATGCCACCGAGGTCGTTTCCTACTACCTTCCCTTCGATATGGAGCACTACGGCCTATCCACCGGCGATGTCGGTGTAGCCACGGCAATGTTTTTCGCTGCGGCCACCGTGGCGGGCTTCTTTCTTACACGAATCATATCGGTATTCAACAGCTCCACTGTTCAGGCCGCTATAGTGCTATGCATTCTCGGGCTGTTCATCACCGGGCTGTTCCACCACACGGCATGCTACATCGCCGGCGTCTTCATAATGGGCCTCGGTTACGGCGTAATCCAGCCGATTATCTACGACAAGACATCCTACATCGCCCCCACAGCGGCCAAGTCGACCGAATACTTCGCCTATCTGCTCACATGCAACTACATAGGCATCTCCTGCGTACCCTTCATTGTCAGCGCCATGAAGCGGCTATTCGACGCCCAGTCGGACCCGAACTTCTCCTTCATATTCAACGGATTCCTATGTGTAGCGGTACTCGTGCTGGCCATCGTGAAACGCAAATCGTTTGTTTTCCGTGCTGATGCCACCTCCTACGAACACCCCGCGCCCACGGCATCTACCACAACCTCTACCTCTTCCCGCCCTCAGACATAAGCCCACCCGCCAAGCGGGGCTTCAAAAGCCCTCTTATTTCCAAATTTTCCGTATTTTTGCAGAATCGAACAATCTTTCAGGCTGTCGGCCTCCTCATATAACGGTATCGGCCGGCAGCCTGTCCCCTGAATTCAAACCATGAAAGTATTATTGGTAAGCGCAAGCCCGCGTATAGGCGGCAACACATTCACTGCACTCACGGAAGCGGCCCGAATTCTGGAGCAGGAAGGGATAGCTACCGAAACTATAGAAATCGGCACGAAGCCCATACGCGGCTGCATCGCATGCCAGTGGTGTAAGAACCATCCAGAAGAGCAACGCTGCGTATTCTCCGACGACATCGCCAACCGCATCTCGGCCATCGCCTCCGAAGCCGACGGCTTCATATTCGGAACGCCCGTATACTACGGGCAACCCAATGGCTCCGTCCTCTGCCTTATCCAGCGCATGCTCTACAGCAACGGCACGGCGTTCCACTACAAACCCGTGGCAAACGTCTGCATCTGCCGCCGTGGAGGCGCCACATCGGCATTGCAGACTATGAACTCTATGTTCGAGATGTGCAACATGCCCATCGTAACCTCGCAATACTGGAACATAGCCTACGGCCGCGAAAAAGGCGAAGTAAGCCGCGATCTGGAAGGCATGCAGACAATGCGCACCATGGCCCGCAACATGGCCTGGATACTCAAGAAATTCCACGGCATAGCGACCATCCCCGCTCCCGACCGCGAATTCCCCTGGCAGCCCACAAACTTCATCCGCTGAAATAGTCCGGATGGTCTATTGTCCCCTTTGATTGAAAATCCCTCCCATAAAGTGGTCTATTATTGCGTCAGGAACACTCTCCAGCTTCCTTCTTTCTCGCCGCGTTCCACATACTTTTTTGAAATAAGCTGGTCAAGCAGTTTTTGGATGGCTGTAATGCTGATGCCGGTTTCTTCTTTCATGTCTGCGAGTGTCAGCGTCGGTTGGGTACGCATAGCGTTCAGAATTTTAGTATAATTGGATGTACGGAAAGCAATCCGTTCTCCGTCATACCACCATACATTTTCATTTTTCTCGCTGACAAACAATACATCATTATATACCTCTGTCGCTACCAGATTGTTGAAATACTTTAGAAATGGGCGTATATCCTTGATGTCCGCGTGAGCTCCGTCGGTCGGCACAGGACCTACTTCGAGATCTGCCTGACGGAGTGCTTCGAGATATTCGCTTTTCCTGCGGCTGCGGACTACAATCATCGGATAATTGTGGCGAGTGAGAATATAGTTCACCATCAGTCGGGCAATACGTCCGTTGCCGTCTTCAAAAGGATGTATGCGGATATAGCGGTAGTGGAACAACGCGGCTAACTCAACCGGAGATAATTTGCCTTCCTGTTCAGCGGTATTGTACCAGTCCACCAAGTCAGCCATAAGTCCGGGAGTTTCCTCCGGCGAGGCATACTCAAATCGGTCACCGTATCTTGTGATTACGCTATTGGGCCTTGTTTTATATTGCCCTGCGTGGATTATATAGCTTGTCTGTACGCCACCCGGCAAATTACGATAGACTATGTAATCATCGCGTAAGAGGGTCTTATGCAAAGTCCGTATAAAATTCTGCGTCAACGGTATATCCTTAACGGCGGCTTGCTCTGTCATAATCCGCAGACCGACATTACTTGCCGTCATCTCCGCAACGTCGCGCACATCGGCCTCGCCGATTACCTTGCCGAACAGTAACAGAATTTCTGTCTGCCCATAAGTCAGCGTGTTGCCCTCGATATGATTGCTGTTGTAATTGAAATCCACAGTAAAACGACGACTAAGCCTCTCCCTGTCTTTCTCAGAGAGCGGCTGTATGTTCTGCCAAGCGGCAAGCGCCTTTTTGATATTGAGATACTTCATACAGAATTCATGTTACACCCTACAAAGTTAACAATAAACCCCAGAAATAGTTATACTAATACAACCTTTTCCGCAATATTTTTAAAACCATCATATGAATAGGGAAGTCTGAACATACCACCCGCATCCAAATATACCACCTGAGAAGTGGTACATTATTTCCGCTCATACCTTTCCCTTTTAACCAATCGTGTTCTTCGAAAAACCCCGGCCCATCCGACGCACATCATTCCGGTTTCCACTGCACCGACAATTCTCGTTACACATGAAAGTATATAAATATTGGAATCAATGCCAAACAAAAGCCTATCAATAGAACACAAAGACAATTGCACCATTGCCAAGTTAGAAAATCTTTGTAAATTTGCGGCGCAGTATTTCTCGTGGAGTATTGCGGCCTTACATATTAGCTCAATCGCAGTCTGAATCACCACCTCGACCAAAGAACGAGCTAAAATAGTAATCCGTGAGTGCGTGCCATACGGCGCGGACTTTCTCGTAGGATTATTATGGCTTGTGGTGAGCCAAGACTGCGTATGACGAAAGTCTGCGCTTTTGTTTTGTAAGCAATAGTGCATAACTAAGTCAAACAGACATAATGGCAATATTGCACAAAACAAATAATATCACAAACCGATGAAAAAAGAAATTGAGCTATGGAAAAGCATTGTTTCGTGTATGCTTATTATTGTACTCATGTTCTGCACTCCACTTGAGGCAATAGCACAAACACCAGGCAACAGAAGCAACGTCTTGGAGAACGGCACCCAATTGATTCTCCGTGTCAACGAAAATTTCAAAGCGGATAACACGGCAGATACAGGCTCTATCAACTCTATTGTTGATACAGATGTATATTCCGCAGATGGAACAAGAGTACTGATTAAGGCTGGAACGCCCGCTTTCATAGAGTTCTCCGCTGACCCCAATGGTTCATGGGGCAAAGCTGGCAAAATATGCCTTACTCATGCCGCTACTAAAACAATCGACAACAAACGTGTTTCACTTCGCTTAAGCAGTTGCAAAAACGGAGGGAGTAAATTAGGTGGCGTTATCGTGCTATCAGTATTATTATTCCCTCTTGGTCTTATAAGTGGTTGCATGAAAGGCAGTATGCCTAAGATTGAAGAAGGGACGACATTTAATGCATCTGTAATGCAGGATATTACAGTAGAGTAATCACCCGGCCAAGTTTCCCGGACGATAAAGGTGAACCAGACGCCAGAAACACAAGACTTGACAAAATAACCTAATTGTTATGTGGATAATAGCACTGATTTGCGTAATATGTTGGCTTGGCCCGGCATTAAAAGATGGTGGAAACATCAAATAAAATATTTTTTCTCCCTCGCACCACCGTGGATCAGAGAGCAATGCATCTTTCCCGGCGTCTCTTATGAGACTGATCTCAACAATCTCCCCGAACTGGCAAGGCGAGGCTTCCGCAATCCGTGGAGGCCTCGCCTTTATATGTATAATCCGCAAAACGAAGCGTGCGAAATTAGAAAAGTTTACATGCGTAAACTGTCTAATGATTTTTAGACGATATTTTTTTGTATTTCAATACATTATATCCTATTTGTCGTGTAAAGCGTTCCGAACAGAACGAGAGAACCACTAATAAAACGGACTATTGAAAATCAATAAGTTACGAATTTGGGAAATGTTAAATAAAACGAAACGTTCTATTAAAATGTGTTTAATATTATTTTCGATCATACATTCTGTATGAGTGAAATGGGCTTTTGACCAATTAAAAAATAGATGTCAGCCGTTTTATTTTATATTAAAATCGATATTGTTTATATATTCTGTTAGATTTTTTTCAATAATCTC